CGGGAAAACCTTAGATTTATGTGATAAGGAATCTCAACCTCCAAGGCATCCATTGTTCTGTTCTGAGTAAGAGCAGAACCAGCGCTACTATGTTTTGCATCAATTATGCCATTATGGGCAGAAACTGATGTTGATTGTCCTCTCAAAACAGCCTGAGTTGTTAGAGGACGAAATGTAGAAGCAGTAGCACGAGCTGTTGCTCCAGTATATCTCTGAGCGTAAATATTATGGATCTCAGAGTTAGGACAAAACTTGTAGCGAATTGATCCTCTCCATCCAGCAAAGTAATACTTAAAATACGTTAAATACGTAGAATTATTATACCAGAATGGGATGGGACCAATGGCAGAATCCTGCCCAGCAGGATCATAACCTCCAGTAGTAGGAAAAGCTTTCATCACCCACGAGTACTTCTCAGCCGTTGTAGCGGCTGTGAAAACACCCATGGTTCTCCACAGGCACGACCTTTTGAGTAATTGTCTGATGGACATGATTCTTTCTCCATAGTACATAAGAGGTTTTTCTGGTCTCGTTATTACTACTGCAGTGGTAACATCAACGACATTCTCTCCCTCAGGTGAATTCTCATCCACTGGGGTAATCTCTGTAGCTGAGGCTTGAACCTCATATTTAAAGAGAGAAGAGATGTCAATCTTAGATTCTCCACTAATAGTGACAATAGGATCAGGGAAAACCTGAATGTTTTCACCTCGTGGATTAACTAATTCAAAATCATCACCAGCACTAATAGAGACCAAAATATGTGCTGATGATACTGCATCTGGGACGACTAACTCGTTGATGACTTGTACATAAAGAACCCCGTTAGCAAAGTCACGATGGACAATGCGAGCTTCTGGTACAGCTGTTTGCCAAAAATCTCGAGTATTTGTCCCATCACACTCCAGATAAGGTCTATCATTCTGCCAATTAACGGCCAGAGTGATATCCCTTGCCTCGGCAAGATCGAGGACGGTATTGAAGGTTGTGTTGTAGGGATTAGTCCCTGAACCTCCATAAGGGTCATAGATGATACCCAATCGTCCTCGGTGATACTGAGAAGCAATAACCTGGAATCGAAATTTGATGGTACCACTCCACTCGGAGAAAGCACGAGATAGAAAAGACAAAGAGGTAGGTATTATACGAAAACCTCCAGGCTCTGCATCACGCCTCTCAGCCATGGGATCAACATCAATGGAGAACAAATAGTCAGATAGGGCAGCAGTGACAGGCCATTCAAATTGTGTCAAATACGACTCAACCTGTGACATATGTTTTATAGTAAGCTCATCGGTTCCATCAAACCCAACGGTTGAAGGATCAATAGTGAGCTCCTGCTTCCCAGTAACAGTCAGTTTCTGAGAGGTATCACCCCCCTCAGTAAGGGCCAGACTGCTTACTACAGTGTTTCTCATTGGCATAACATCAGCCAATTGTATTGGACGAGAATACCCAAATAACTGGGCAATCCCTCCAACGGCTGTCGCTCCCATTTGGGTGGCAGTAGCAAAAGGTCCAATATAGGGAATGTTGGTGAAATAACCAGCATAATCCGCTATAGCTGAAGCAGGTCCTGAGATAACACCCTTAGTGTCATACTCATCATCAGGATTTTTGCTTGTATCAGCTTGGACCTCAAAAACGAACAATGACTCAATATCCACCTGAGAATTTCCACTAATTGTGACAACTCTCTGAGTGGGTGCAGTTAATTTAACATTAACCAACCTTGCAAACACAGCTATTGAAACTACATCTGATCCAGCATTTATCTGTATTAAAGGTCTTAATGAGTCAATATTCAATGTTCCTAAATCAGCAGCAGAAGTTGTTGCATCCCCCAAACTCAAATAAGGAGTGGGGGAGAAAAACGGCACACAGATACAACCGCTCTTGTCCGTAGATAAATTCAACCAGCAATGGGGTCTCTGAGACCTCGTCACTGAATGGGTGTCACCTCCCGCTGTAAAGATTTCGGAGACTACACTCATATATGAATAACTAGCTAGCAGCATACCTGCATGAAAAGGAGTCCCATTTACCAAAATGGTAATTTCTAAGTCTCCCTTCAGCAGATAATAATTTGCCAACTTGTTTTGAACGGCTGTATTATTTAGAAACGCTTCCCATGGTTTGAGAACAAGAGTAAAACTGGCACCGGGGGTCCATGTCTGCTGTGCAATACGCACTTTTCGACTCAGAAAATTCCCAATGTCAGCATCACTGGATATTCCATCATCCAGGGCTTTAATCACAGAGGCACCTCCCCCTGAGATTGTTGTATGCATGCTATTAGAAGCATGTACGGATGAGTTGGTTGCACCAAAGTTTGATTGAACTTCAAATGCAAACATCTCTTCAAAATTGTGGCAGCTCTTACCTTGCCCAAAAATGTTAATAGAATTCATTGTGGTTTAAAAA